ACGGCGTATGTCCATCGGTTAGCAGCAATTAGCGTTGCAGACTCAAGCGTCACCAGCACAGACTTGTTGGGTGCCTTGGCAAACGCTTCCGCCTGGGCAAACTTGATACCCGCGGCATTGGCAGTAGCCACGCGCTGAGTCTGTGCGAAACCGTTCATCGCAAACCGTGTCAGGCCGCCGTAGAGGTTTCCATTGAAGATTGGGTTTTGGAAAGCCATTATGCGATTGCAAGTGGTTTCGGAGAGGTCAACGCGGTCAGGTCTGCCGCTGCCAAGATGCCGGAGAACGCGGAGAGCGTGTCGTAGCGTTGCAGGAAAACTACTTTGTCTACTTGCAGAATTGGTATGCCACCAATGGTGACGCCAGCAACTAACACTGGTTCGCCACTTGGATTTGGCGCGGGGATTTGCTCAAGGTGGTACCAGGCATCGTAAAGGAACGTATGTGACATCCGGTAGTAATTGTCTTCCGGTGCCGTTTGAAAGCCCTGGTACAACAGCGTTCCAATCGGGAACCCAAGGAACAGCGCCTCATTGCGTTGGCCTACGTAAGACGTGTAAGTCGACCACAATGGTTCAGCAGCTGGACTGCCTGCTGTCAAAGTCCGGTCGTATTGCGTTTCAATCGTAACTAATTGCTGTGGTACGTCGTAAACCTTTGGCTTGCCGTTAGTGTCGACTTTGTCCCCAGCAATATCTGCACCGCCTGTAAACGCAACTGTTCCGTCTGCGGGGAACGTAGCATTTTTTCGATACATGGCCGTTGATCGCACTACGGTAGCGCGTGTGCAAGTGCAATAAGCCCCCGTTGAATTAGGGCCTGGAGATGCGTTGCGGGTGCTAGCTCGATGCGTGACAATCCAAGCGTTCTGTCGTTCTCTTACCGGCTCAATGGTAACTTCACGGATAACCATCGTTTTGAGATACGCATCGCCAGAGTAAATTGAAGATGAAATCCGATTCAATGGCGCACCCGCGTTAGCACGAATATCTTCTTCAGAAGCCGTGTCGGATGCCGTCATCAAATACTGGATGGTCACAAACGACTCACCAGGTGTAGGCACCATTGAGTAACTACGGCTGTTAGCCCGTTCAACAAGAGTAAAACTCGGAGGCATTAGGATCCACCTTTCAAAGTTCTATGAATTTGGCGCAGTACTTCCTCATCCCGGCGCGGCGCATCACTCATGCCAGCGGTCTTCTCTTGGCCGCTAGTGCCGAAGCCAAACTGGTTGTTGAGATTGGAAAGGTTTTCCATTGAGAACTTTTTACCCGGATCGGTAAACGTCATCGTCAACTGGTTCATGCTTTCATTAAACATGGATTCCGCGCTCTGCTTCAAGGATTCGGTGAACGCTAATTGCCCACCGCCAGCTGCCGACACATCGCCGCGGGTGCGTTCAGTGATGCCCTGCCGTTTTCCGCGTTCAACTCCCGCTACATCGAGGCCGTATGCCTTTGCCATTTCTATCTCTTGGTTGATCTTGGCAATCTGCGTTTCCATTACGCCGCGCTGGGCTTCGGGTGAGAACCGCGTAGCCATCTGCGCCATCTCGGTCATGCGGCGATCCATGATCCGGAACGCACCCATCAGCATTTGGAAGCCCATCTGAGCCATGTTGAACGATGCACCAACAGCAATAGCGCTGGTCTTGCTGTTCAACTTGGCCAACTCGCGATTGGTTGCCGCTACGCCCTTGATGACGCCGGACGGATCCACTTCCGCGCGAATGACAGCCTTCATGCTCTTATCTGCCATACGTCTCCTTCTTCAACCAGGGGATGCAGCGTTGTGGCTTTTGCCCGACAGCGTTGCACACCAGGGCCGTAAGCAGCCACTCGCACCGCTCAAGTGTGGTGAGTTCTGACTTGGCAATGAGTCCGCTCATATTCATGCGCTGTTCACCGTCTGCGATTCGCCAGAGCCGCCGTTCGGCGGCGTCGTAAAACGTTCCCGGTTGATCTCCTCCAGCAGCGCCGAGCAAATGTCCGCTCGGACGTTGGCCATGTCTGCGTGGTTGTGAACAAACGGCGTGCCATCGATGCAGGACAGACAAGCCGCCCACCAATACGGATCCATTGCAGCGCGGGTGTAGTCCGCCATGGTTGGCTCACGCACCATGATGACGCCAACACCAGGCACGTCGACGCGCCGCGGCTTCGGTGAGATTGAAGACAGATCGAAGGGCATTAGGCTTCCTCAACGGTGATTGACCACATACCAGGGCCAGAGCCGTCATCGGTGCGAGTGGCGCTAGTAATGTGTCCGGTCAAGGTGTAAGCAATTGAACCTTTGTCCGTGTAAGTAAACACAACGGAAGCCGACTGCGCGGCCGCAATTGTGGTGGGGTTCATGTGCGTCCGAATTGCCCCATCTAGGCCGCTGTCTGCCATGCAATCGAAAGTGGCACTTCGCTGAATGCGGCCAGGCATTCGCTTCTCAACAAAGTCCGAAAGACTTGTTGCATCAAGCGATGTGCGTGAATGACTAAACGTAACATTTTTTGCAGCGTAAGAAACGGCGCTTCCAAAATTAAGCGAAAGCGTTCCGCCGTATCCGGGAGTGATTGCCATTAGGTGGTCTCCTGTACAAGTAGTTCGAGTTGAATAGTCCCGATGCGCTCCGCATCGGTCTTGCCGTCATCGATTGATTCGGTGCTCATGGTCACGCTGAACGCGGACAGCACCATGACGCAGTCGTAGCCAAGATTAGTAATTGGTGCTGCAAACGCAGTACGCACATCGTCTACCAAGTTGAGGCACTCATCGACCGTATCTGCAATGGCTTGAACCTGGACTGTCATTGTCCAATGGCACAAAGTTGGAATGCCGGAAGTAGCAACATCGACGGCAGCGCTCGTAATTTCGTAGACGTAACACGGCGTAACAGCGCCCGCCTGGCGAACACCACAAAACGCGTTCGCCTTCAGTTGCAGTTCAACTTGAATAGCGCGTTGAATATTACTTAGGGACACTGGTATTCCCCATTCCGAGGATCTTCCGCGCCTCAATAAGAATTTCGGAACTGATCGCTTGCATGATCTTGGCCACGTTCGCCTTGCCCCACATGTCGCCGTAGTGGTTGCCGGGGATCTTGCGGCCAGACTTCTTGTGCATGAATCCGTTCTCTTTCCACGGGTAAACGAATTGCTTACCACCAGCACGGGCCCCGCCCTTTTTGCCGAGTTGCACGCCGAGCTCGGCGCGGATCGGTGCGCCTGCTCCGCCCATTCGCTTGGGGGAACTCACGCGGGTAGCGGATGCGATGCCCTTGCGATGGATCTTCTTCCCGCTGCGGATGTAGGGCGCGTTGAGTAGAACGGCTTTTAAGTTTGGCACAAACGGCTTAAAGCCCTTGCGGATTGCCTTCTTGCGCACGGCTTCATTGAGCGCCGGCGAAAGCCGCGCCAGTGTGGCTTTTACTTCCTTGGTGTCGATGGTGATCTTTACGGGGTTCATTCCGTCACCTCCACCGCGTTGATCTCCAAGCGCCGGCGCTTCTGATCTCTGTCCCAGCAGCCCTTGATGAAGAACGTGCGCGTAGTGCCGTTGTCTTCAAGCAGCAAACGGGAACGCGTGGTTACGGACGGATGGAAAGCAGCCAGGATGCGCCAATCGGTGCGCACGCTTGAGCCGCCGTCATCCATTGTCTCTTCGGTGTTCGCGTTCTCAATGTGAACCGGGATGGTCGCAAACGACAGCCAAGACTCGGAAGCCTGGCCAAACGCGTCGAGCGTGGCTACCGGATTCTGCGCCGTCATGACGAGGCGCATCATTCCAGATGGGACGTGCCCGGCCATTACCCAATCCCCTTACCCATCATGCCGGTGATCCGATCCCAATAGGTTGAGTCCAGGGCAACCGTATCGTCGCCGCGGCTTGCCACATGGTGCGCGACGCGTTGCAGGAGCGCCATCTCTAGCAGCGGGTTCAGCGCTGCGTTGCTGGCCGTCACGGTGAGCGTGACCGGGTAGGTCAGGTTGTCGATCTCCATATCGACGTACACCAAACCATTGATTTGGATCTTCGCGCACGTGCCCGTCAGCGGTACCGTCGTGCTATCGCTGTAGGTGGCCGTAGTGCCCGCTAGGTCGCCTTGGCGCTCCAAACGGAGGTACAGACCGCCGTAGATCGTCAAGGGCGCTGCGGGCACCCACTGCGTCCTGGTGACAGTCTCCACGCACCACCCAGTGCGCTCCTCCAGTTCCCGTACCGCGGCTGCCCATGCAATGCCGATAGCCGGGTCATCCTCGGTGTGAGGAATGCGAGCCCAGCTACGGAACTTTGCAATATCTAGGGCCATGGTTCCTCGCAACGGGGGGGTGGAGCCGAAGCCCCACCCACCCGAAGGATGAGAGGATCAGAATCAGGCGTTGGTGACTTGCAACTGCACCAGCGCATTGACGCGGGTGAAGTTGGAGTTTGCAAACATCATGCCCTGGTAACGAATACGGCCAGTACCACTCAGGCTGTACTCGTCGCGGGTCACTGACATCGTTCCCCACTCGCGCATGGCGAATGCTTCACTGATGTTGCCGAGGCAAGCAAGAACGTTCTTGCCAGTGGTACCGGTTGCCACGTGCGCCGGCAGATACTCAGTCACGTAGACGGGCAAGCCCATCAGGGTGAACGGAGCAGCATTCTGGAGCGCTTGAGAGTCGGCGCTCGGCACGAAGATAGGCACCCCATTCACCAAGATTCCCGCGATTGCAGCGTAAACATCTTGAGGCATGATCCATGCAGCAGATCCCCAATACGCGGCAGGCAACTTCGTGTAGCGCATTTCGGACAACTTTGCGACAGTTACACCAGCGGTAATTGCTGCTGCGCGAGTTGTCGAAGCGCTTGTTGCGGTTGTGATGTTGATGCCCGTTGTGGAGTTGACGGTAAAGATTCCCGTCGGCGAATTGGTGCCGGTTCCTCCGATATAGCCCCACTCAAGGTTTTTCGACAACTGAACCTGCAAGTGCGAGAGCACTTCCTGTTCCACTGGGAATCCAGGGTCAGACTGTGCAATGAGTTGGTGCGAAACTTCGGTCTTTGGCAAGCAAAGAACCGGAGCAAGCGCAACTTCGGTGAACAAAGGATCGGAATTCGCTGCTACAACACTTCCAGTATCGGGCAACGTCCATGCAGAGGTGTAATCAGCGGTCTTTAGCGTGCTGTAGCGCAGCGCCTGGTAGCCCTGAACTCCCGTGCGCAGGTCACCCAAATTGCGCATGATTGACTGCGCAGATAGGTACTTGAGCACTGCATCTTCGTACAACTTGGGGATCAGGATCGAACTCGATGCGCTGGTGATGAGTTCACGCTGTTCAGGCATCGCACCAGTGCGCATGTAATTTGCAAACTGCATCTCATACTTCTTGCTATCGCGATACTCAAGAGAGCGCTCTTCGGTCTTCTTGACCATGTTCTCAACAGCGCTCGATGACGCAAAACGCTCGCGCAGTTGGGCGGAACGGATCTCGGCTTCGACCTTGGTAAGTTCGTTGGCGACTTCGTGGCCGCGGGCCTCGACTTCGACGGACATGGTGTCCTGGGCGAGAATGGAATCGCGCTCAGCAGTGAGCGCCTTACGGCTTTCAAAGAGTTCGGACAGTTTCATGATGGCATCCTTAGACGCAGACGAAGACGGGCAATGCCCGACGAAAGGGTTCTTGCTTCAGCGCTCGTCTGCGGATAAGCGCCGTTTTCAACGATGGAAACTTCACGCAGCGCAACCTGCGAGAGTGTGCGAGTGTTGCCGCTCCACGAGTCGGCGATGACTTGGAAACC